GTTGGTGTAAGAAACACCCAAGAAAACGCCTGTTACTTGGTCAGTAGTCGTGCCGGTTGTGACCGATGCACGAGTGATATAACCACGAGATAGAACAACGGTGTCGCCGTAAAAGATATTGGTTGCATATGAATACTGGATAGGCAACTTGCGAGTTGACCCAGCAAACACTTGACCGCCAATAAGATTAATCGGCTTCAACCCGTATGGTGCGGGTACGATTGGATATGCCATTTAAATCTCCATTAAAAATTAATTTCCTTTACCAAAGCTCACCGCAGATTTTCTCTCGTTAAAGAGGGGCATCCTTGCATCGCTTTGGCGCATTAAACTATTGTTAACAGCTTCTTCATTTTGTCGAGTCAAATTTGCGTAATACGCTTGTTGCTGTTCGACCAATTCAGTAGGAGTCTTGCATAACAATAATCCGCCAACCTCGATGTTGTCTTTGAAACGACTATCGGGATTGACTAGCAGTTTAAACTTCGGTTGTTCTTCTAACTTCACTGGCTCCCAACCTTCTCTAAAACGAGAAGAGGTATTTCGGGGGTCAGCTTGGTTAAGCATGGAAACTCGAATCCATCTGTATGACATTCCTGCTTCTTTGTCTGGTTCAGGCAAAAGTTCTGGCGGAGTCCACTGCTTGGGGCGCTCTGTCAAAGCACGGCTTGTCAATTCACGTTGTGTTCTGTTTTGTTCGGTCATGTTAAGACTCCAATTTAAGTACGGCTTGAGCATATTGCTCGGGCGTTAATCCAAGTTTCTTCGCTATCGCAATTTGCGATATGTTTAAACGAATCTTCTTGGGTGATGTGCTACGAGTAGCCGGGGCGACTATCGTGCTTGGTCTTGTAGGACGTTCGTCCTTTTCTTCATTCTCAAATTTCTCTGGGAATCGTTGTCGCATCGTGTCATCGATGCGTTTGTAGTACTCTTCGGAGGCGATGATTACACCTTCCTCCCTCAGCTCTTCGTGCAAACCAAGCGCCATGCTTGTCATTTGCTTGTCCTTACCAAACCAAGTGTTGCTTTTCTGCCATCTTACAGCAGTTGGGTCAACAGGTGGAGGTTTAAACGCTGGTTGTTGTTGGATTGGAGCATAAGTTTGGTCGTTTTGCAACGGTGCAGGTCTAAAATTCTTAACTTTATCGTGTTTTAGCGATAAATCTGTTAATTTTTGTTGCGCCTCTATGATTTTGTCGGTATCTCCGGTCTCATATGCAGACTTGTAATCGTTTTTTGCCTTTTCAATTTCCATCTCCACATTTTTGGAAATGGTTTGCAAAGACGTACTCTGATTCTCATGCAGGTTTTGTTTTAAGCGTTTGTTTTCTTCAACCAAACGATTGGCTAAGTTAATCGCCTCTTGGTTTTCACGGTAAACACGCTCTTTTTCCCGTCGCTCATCATGCGCCAGGCGTTTCATTTGCAATAGTTTCTTCTTTACCTTAGAGGAATAGTCTGTCAGCTCGTCGCTGTACAGTTCTTCTTTGATGCTTTCGGGTAAAGGGTCTTTATTTTTGTCTTGCTCGGGGGCATCGTCCTCGATTTCAATCAAAATTTTGTCATCATGCTCCTCGGAATCTTTCTCATCCGGGAATTTAAAGTCTGGTTTGTCTAATTCAGCCATTTGTACGCTCCTTATTTGCGTTTAATACCACGTGGGTCTTCAACAGTACCCTCGACGGTGTCATCGTTTATCATTCGGAACTCTTTGCCATGTATTACAAGGCGAGAACCGGCGTGTGGTCGGACTAAAATGAAGTCTCCTACCTTGCACCAAGGCCCTGTCGGGAATTTATGGGTGTCTTTGTAGCAGTCTGGTCCCAGTGCCACAACAAATAACACTGTGGTCAGCGTTTCTTCATTGCGAATGGTCTCATCTGCCTTCACTAATCCACTGTCAAACTCTTTTTCCTGTTCTGGAATGGCACAAAGAATGTGATATCCACTGGGTTTTGGGAGTTGTTTGGCTTTTTCATCTGCTGTTTTTTTGATGGAACCAATAATTTGCGGGTTGTCTGGATTGGTTGCCAGTAAAATTTCACTCATCGTATTCCTTTGCACGTTGTTGTAGGTCTTTCATGTTTAAACGGGCAGTAAGAAGACCTTTTATCTCACCGCACATTGCTCTGTATTCAACAAAATCCTTGGCAGAACCATTGCCAAGAGCTTCTTGAATTTGATTTATTTTGTCGTCTAACTGTTTGATTAGAGCGTCTAGGTATTTATCTATCATTGATTTCCTTTGTTCAGTTCAGCGTCCTTGATTGCGGTTTGAATACCAAGCCTAAGCCTTTCTTTTTGCATTTCGTTTCCTGCATTGGCTTGGCTCTTTTGTAAATCTGCCGCAATACGCAGTTTTTCTGTGTCCTGTTGGGCTTGGATTCGCTCTCTTTCCACTTGGACTTGGGCCATTCTTGCCTGGATATCTGCCTGGTCTTTTTGTGTTTTGGCTTGTTGCGCCTGTTGCTTGAGTTGAAGTTCTGCTTGTTGCAATTGCACAAGTGGGTCTTGGGCTTGCTGTTGGACTTTTTGTTGCGCCGCTTTTTGGTCGTTCATTTGTTTGAGTTGGACCGATGCCTGAGCAACCAGTCTGGACAATTGAACTTCTACCTCTTCTGGTAACTTTTCTCCCGGCGCAGGCAATACCACGCCCATTTGTTTTTCTATTTGCGACCTGTACTGGAATCCCAGATGCTCCGCAATATGCGCTTGCATCGCCGCAGAAATCTGATTGGCTTGCGGATTTTGACCAATAGTTTGTTGAACATTGGGGTCTCCTAAGAAAGATTGATGGGCCGCAATGTGAGCATCTTGGTCTTGATAGATAAATGCTTTTAAGGGTTTACCATTAAGGACATCCATGTTCTCGGATATGGGGTCTTTTGGAGTTGCGTCTTCTTCAAGCGGAACTAGCTTTGCCGCATTCTGGATGCCCAGAGTTTCAATCATTTGTCTATGCAAATAGGCCAAGTCATAAAGCTGAGGCGCTTGTTGTGCCAACTGCATGATGGCTTGCCACTGCACAACCTTTTGCGACATCGTTGCCGCATTGGGGTCTGATACTGGAATGATATCGACGTTGCTGTAATCACTGCGCTTGGCTTGACGACCACCACTGTCTGGGTCGTATTCATATTCCTCGGGCGTATAGTCGGCAATGATTGTTTTGAGCAATCTTAGTTCTTGTTTAAGAGAATAATGAATGCGAGCTTGAATCGCCGTCATTACCTTCATGGTTCTTTCTAAGATTGCAAGCGTTGTTCCAACGGGCGCATTGGCGCTCATGTCCGCCGTTGTTAAATCAGCGGTGTTGGCAAACCGTCTACCGTCCTCCACAATTTGGTTGAGCAAGGACATCAGGACTTGACTTGGCTCTTTGTACGGAAGAAGCATCAAGTTGTCTTTGATTGTTCCTGATGCCACATCCACATCTCTGAATTCTGCGGGAGCTATTGGGGTGTCATCTCCTTTGACACGCATGCCCCGGGTTTTAAACCCACCTGGAAGATTGGAAAGTGTTCCTGCATCAACGAGTTGGCGCAAGAGCGAAGTCCCTGATTTAGCAAAAGCACCAATAAGATGGATAAGACCAAAATAATAAAAACCAAAGCCCGGCACATAGCCATAATGGACAAAATGCTGTCGCTTTTGATGGGTTTTATCTCCTTCTTTCCAGTTTCTTCTAATGGCAAGGACTTTGTTGCTTCCGTGCTCAAGGGTGATGAGATAAGGCAAGGCAATACCGGTTTTTCCATCTTTGTCCTCATGTTCAAATCCAATCAAATCCAAGTCCACTTGCATCTCAAGTAACTTGTAACGGAAATCCGATGTGGCTCTAAAGCCCATCTTCTCGGCTATCTTTTTTTCTACTTCATCGAGTGTGTTATTGGGTTCGCCCAGGTCTATGTCTTTGTAAAATCCCATGACCTGTAAGCGCCTGAGTTCATTTTCGGTCTTACGCATGACATGGGTTACACGTGGGGCGGTTTCTAAATTGCTTGCGCCGTAAGGAACAACTACGTCCTCTGCGGGGACAAATATCGCCGCTGGTCTCTCGGTATGCGGGTCGTAGTACACCTTCTTAAACGCATTGCCTGACAGTCCCAATCCCCAAATGGTTCTTTCCATTTCAGGGCGGTACTCGGTCATGACATCTGTGAGCATGTAGTTCATGTCGTTTTCGACACGCTCTGCGGATTGTTTTTTCTCTGTGGTTTCTTTTCCAACAATCTCAGTTCTTGCAGGACCAGATGCAGGGAAAATTTCCATGATGGTTTCGGCTTGGAACTTAACCAACGCCTCTGAAAGCAGGGGATGGTACACACCGCAAGCGCCAGGCCAGGGGTCTGTTCTTTCTTCTATCTTTAAGCCTAGCAGTTCCAATCCATCGACATAGGCTCTAATCCAATCTCTTCTGGATGCGATGTCATCCTCATAGTCACCGATGAGGTCGCCCACAATAGACTGAAGGGTGGATTCATCAATGTACTCGGCAAGGTTTGCATCAAAATCAACAGATTCTTCTTTTTCTATATGAAGCTCCATGCCATCCATGCTGATATGGACTGCCTCTGGGTCTTCTATCTCAATCTCAATGGGGTCGTTTAAACCTTGGATGCCTTGGGGCGCTTGATAAAGACCTTTGTCAATCATGTTGTTTCCTAATAGTAAGCGACTTTACGTCTGGAGTATTTTTCTTCATCAGGCATATCAGAGTCGAGCCGAATAAAACCACCTTGACGAAACCTCAGCAACGCTTGACTGGTCGAATCGACTAAGTCATCATGGTCGCCGTTTGGAAAAGATGCCAGTTCTTCTACCAGTTCTTCAGCCCATCTTGTACCCGGACACCACACTAGACCAGACGCAAAGAGGTCTGATATAGCGTTTACACGGGCTATCTTATCATTTCCTTTACTCGGTGTATATTCCGATAGCGGGATTCCCATCGCCCTGAGTTCATAAATAAGAGGAGCGCCTGCGGCTTTTTTCTCAATGATTAAAGAATCTGGATTCCATTCTTTGTACATTTGTTGGGCTTTGGCTTTTAACGCCGGGAATTCCATGCGTTGTTTAAACGCATCAAGCAAAATGATATTAGCGATTTCTTTGCCTTGCTCATTGGGGCTGTAGAAAACGCCCCAGGTTGTACAAGCCGAATAATCCGCCCTTGATGATTTTTCAAAGGCGGTATCCCATGACTGTATAAGGTATTCGCAAGACGGTGGATTGTCTTTTTCCCAGAGCTTCCACATGTCTCTTTTAATGATAGCGCCTTCTTCTGATGTTGGGTTTTGCTGATACTGCGCTTCCCATTTGCTGACAGGCAATTCAGAACGAATGGCTTCTAGTTCGCTTTGTGACCAGAACTCAGGCCATAGGGGTTTACCCGAAGGATACAGGGCAGGGAATTCTATGATTTCCCATTCGCTACTTCCATCTCGTTTAAACGACGCATCGACGATTTGACCGGTTAAATCTTTTTTTGACCACCGGGTCATGACAATGATAATGGCTCCCCCTGGTTGCAGACGCTGACGAGGACCTGAGTTGTACCATTCATAAACTCTGTCATAGACAGAGGGGTTGTTAAGCATAGCCTCTTGTTCGGAATGCGGGTCATCAATAATGAGAACGTCAGCGCCTTTACCAGTTACTGCACCGCCCACACCAATCGCAAAATAATCGCCTCCTTTGTGTGTGTTCCATCGTCCTGCCGCCTTTGAATCAGAGGATAGCTTGGTAGGAAATATCTGCTGATAGTCAGGCGTATTAACAAGATTGCGAACCTTACGACCGAAACCAACCGCCAACTCAGCAGTGTGTGCGGTTTGTATAATTTTGCGGTCAGGGAATTTACCCAGATACCACGCCGGAAACAAGAAAGATGCAAACTCAGACTTGGTGTGTCTTGGCGGCATGTTGATAATAAGACGCTTAAGACTACCCTCAGCAACTCTCTCAAATGCATTCGCCATGATTGAGTGGTGCTCACCACCGATAAAAGCGGACCACATTGAATGTACAAATGGTAAGAAATTCTCTTTACATCGTTCATGTTGGTCAGCCCTTAATACTTGATGAATCTTCTTAATGTTGACATGACCCTCCGGCAAGGTCTCTAACATCTTGCGATAGTTGCGTATTTCAGTCTTAGTCAGGATTGGCATTACAGCTTAACCATTTGACCAACGGTCTTATCTATCACCTTAAGCGAACGAAACTCATGAGGTTTCACGTGAAGCAATCCCTCTTCCTTAAGCTTATGCACAAGCCTATGTATATTGGATTTACTCTTTAACTCTAAACCCTGAGCAATGTTCATGTACGACGGAGCGTAACCCTTAAGCTTTATGTACGCCTGTATAAAATCAAATACCTGCTTTTGTCTTGGACTCATATATACCCCCCCCCGGGTGAA